CATCACCATCGCCGTCTCCCTGATTATAAGTATGAGTATGACTACCACCTGAAGCTGATGTGGTGCTAGGTGGATTAACACTATGCACATGGTTAGGCACTTCTGTTATGGTTCTGGCAGCAGCATTGGATGCAAATTCATCGGTAGCACTTTCTGCCGCAAGTGTCCATGCTGCGTCCATACCAAGTATTACACGTCCAGTTGCTGCAGTATAAATACTCCACCCAGTAGGTGCTGATGTTCCAAGATAATGGGCAATAATATTAGCGGGTACCAGGGCAGCAATAGTAAGTGTTTCATTACCACCATCATTAGCCTCGGTAAGAGTTATATTAGTACCGGCAACTAGCTTACCGTTTAGATATCCCGGGGTATTATCATTAGATGATACCTGTGATAATCCCGCAGCTGAAGAGCCAGAAGTTACCTGCGTAAAGGTACCATCTGCGTAGCATATTTGAAGCCTACCTGGGGCATTGGGATCAGTAAAGCTAACAGTAGGCGTAGTGGAGTAATCGGCCCCTCCACTTGTTACGCTTACACTAGTAACAACACCACCACTAATCACTGCTAATAGTACTGCATCAGTAGTGGGAGTACCACCAGTAAGAGTGACGGTTGGTGCGTCTGTATATCCAGTTCCACCATTTGTTACTGCTATAGATGCAATAGCGGTACCAGAACGGGTTGCTGTTGCTGCAGCACCAGATCCTCCTGGTATAGGTTCTACCCAGACATCCCCGGCAACCGGGCCAGATGGTGTACTAGTAGCATTCTGGAGATTATCTACCCCTTTATGCTTACCAGTACCATGATGTTGTACAAGGAGGTCGGTTACATCAACGTTTTCTCCTGCTCCTATTGTCATAATTTTCTCCGAATTGGTTAATTATACCCTTAATATCCCCGCTTCTTTCTTGCTGGGGCCTTTCTACTTTTTTTAGCTACCTTACTCTTAGTTTTTGTTTTGGTCTTTTTTACTGCAGATGTATAGGCCTTGTGAGTGCCTCCGGCCATCCATTCGCCACTAGGCATCTTATGAACACCCTTAAGCCCTAGTTGTTTTGCCTTCTTAAGTGCTTGTGCTTTTGTACTCATGTTATATTCTCCTATGAGGTGTCTGAACATGTTTGAATATCAATTAGAGTGATTTAAGCTTATAAGCATAGGGTTTTCCACCCAGAATGTCAAGTTCTACTTCTTCTCCTACTGCCATATCGGAAATAGAGGCTCCTATAATTGGAACGTTTCTAATATACGTTGTGCTTCCCTCTCGTCTAACCCTGATTGTGTCAGCATCTATCTGTACCACTTTTCCTGTGGTACGCCTTACCGAAGGTATAAGTCTTCGGATTAAACTCCCAAGAGTTGAAGGAAGAATACTCATGTTATTAGCTTCCTTATTGTTAGACTAGCACTTGCATTGGCTGGTTCGAACTTATACGTAAGATCATTGATCACAAAGTTATCATCTATTGCCCAGAGAGCATCAGAAGAAGTGTATTTTAGATTAGCCTTATCTTCTGGTTGCATTTCTAGAAGCGCAGAGAGCTCGAGTTGATGCTGCTCACCTAACTCTTCGGATAGTACAAGTAACCTATCGGCTTCTATCTTGAGCTTGGCTGCTGTTCTAGCAGAGCTATTTTGAGAATGTGCGTAGATTAACCCGTGCTCTTTCGCAAGATCGAAATCTATTGATTCAACAACCTCCGTACCTATGGCACGTACTATAGAGAGACGCTCTGCATCTGATGGGCCTACTTGATCTGTGAACACAGCATGGTCCCAAACTCCCAGGTCATCACGTGAGGACATAGAGCTATAGCGCAATCCCATGCCGTCTCCAAAGACTTTGATGTATCTATCTTGAATGATCTGACCTAGTGCAGAACCAAGTGGCTGACCTATATCAGCAATTAGGGCCTCTCGCCACTCGTGTAGTTCAGGCATCTCAATATTGGTAATTGTTAGTACTTGGTCGGTATATATTCCCCAGTATCCAGCAGCTGTGAAAGTAGTGTCATACCAACTCATAGCAGGATATCCACCAAGATATAAAGTAATAAACTTACCAATAACAACCAGTCTAGCAGAAAGCTCTCCATCATTTGCTCTACTAAATGGAATAGTAAGAATATCTATATCGTCAGTAGCACTATTATATGCAGTACCATCTCTTTTAATTAAGGCAATAGTATAATCTGAACTATTACGTTTGATTCCAATAGCATATCCAGAGTATGCTGTCCAATCCTTAGCACTAGCACGAAAAGCAATATACACATGCTGTGTTGTTGTTGCCAGTAATCCAATATTCATAGTAAAGTCAACATGTTCTTCTGTAGCAGTTGCCCACCATGATCCACCAGCAGTAAAGGTTTGTGATGCGTTTTGTTCAATATATTTGGGGTAATGATCTAGCACTCCACCAATTGTTGCTATTTCTCTAAAGAGCCAATCTGTGTTTTTGTCATACTCCTGGTCGTATCCTTCTGGATTTTTCATTTCCACTTTTGTGCCTGCTGAGACTGCATCGACACGAAAACCAACCATTCCTTCTACTCTATCAAAGGATGGATGAGTGGATGTTGCGTGTGTATATGTAATAGCAGATGCCCAGGTTTGATTAGCAGACCCTAAGCTGGCACTTGTAGTCTTTTGCCATATATAGAAGTTACCACCTCTATATAAAACCATAAGATCATAATATGTATCAATAGCAAAGGTCAGGGCAGAGCTAGTTGCTCTTGAAGTGTCAGTACCAGCTACGCGCTCTATAAGAGCCAGTCCTGATGTACTAGCCTTCAAATACCAATGATTGTCTCCGTCTTTACCGTTTAATACTAGTCCCCCTGTATTAGAGGCATGATTTAGTTTGAAACTAACTTTCAGTAGAGGCCATATCATACCACTGCCTATTCCCTCTGGCCCAGTCCACCAACCATGAGTAATACTAGACGCATCGCTACACTCAAGTACGCCTGAGTTTGTGGTTACTGTCCCACTTAGTCTGGCAAAATGGTCGTTGGCATCTAAGTCATCTGCCCATTTGATTTGAGGAGTAAATAAATAATCCTGCATTGCCGTTGTTTGCTTAAGGGCCTTGCCAGTAAAGCCTCTCCCAGTCATCTGGACCGAACGGGAGCCATCGGCAATAGAGTGTGCCAACTGGTCAATATCACATATATCTAATAACTGATGTACATCTCCACTACCGCCTTCGTCAGGCCACATTTGTACGTGTGGATAGCTTAATGTTCCGTCAGTCCATATCCAAGAGCTACTTGGAACGGTTGGCCATGAGGTTTTAACAGCGCTACCTGTTCCGTCATAGCCTGCATAGATCCATACAAGACTGCCTCCTTTAACTACTGGATGATTATAATAAATACCAGTAATAGAAGTTGCTGGCCACGCATGACCATCATTCCAGTTCCATGATCCAGAAGGCTCTGTGGGCCATACAAGGATGCTATCTCGAGCTGCTAGAGAAGCTTGTACTTGTGATGGTGCACCATCAGCAGCTGGAATATTTAATCCCCAGTTAAAAAGAAAATCACTATCATCAAGAGTCATCTTTTTGTTAGGATTATCATTAGCTGGATCTATCATATATGTAGAGGGCGCTTTATAAACAGTTTTAGTCCCTGGATAATAAACACTTGGATCAGCAGAAGTACTAAGTGTAGTCTCACCATCGTAAGAGGTAGTTTGTTTATTGGCCAAGAGCATTTGCCCTCTTGTCTCGCTTTGAGTGACAAATGCGTTGCGATCAAAGGTCCAGTGCTCACCATCTTTTGTGCGAACAGATACATCCATATCAATATCGTATCCAGTTACACTACCTGGTCGCTTAAGATGTCCCGTTACCCAAATTACGTCCTGAATATTCTCTATAGAGTTAGCTCGAAATTGACTGGTAGTATCTACTAGATCTAGAGGGAGAACTGGTCTTGGTGTACTCCAGACACCATCAGACCAAAGAGTAGAAAAGGTCTGTCCATTCTCATTTCCTTGAAATAAGATCATGCGTTTATTGGTTCCCATACTGCAGGCGTCGAAGTGAGTCATTGCTGATATTGTGAATTCTGTATCAGAAAACCAATCATTGTCCCATTTGGTTGCCGTAGTTACCTTTATTCGCCACACAGAGAGCTTGTGTGCAGCGGCAGAGGTTACACCGCATACAAATAGCTCATCTGAGCTTATCGCGGCTATACCGGCATTTGTTTTATATCCAGAAATAGGCCAAGAAATGATATTAGTAGCTGAGCCCCAAGTAGTACCACCATCTGTGCTTTGATAACGCTTAATATAACCACTCTCATGTGTAAATACCGATAAAGTAGTACCTTCTTTTATAATTGATGGTCGTGAGCCCGAAACACATCCTCCAAATGAACTTCCTCCCCAATTAGCCCAGTTAGCAGTTACAGTAGGATCTGCAACTACTCTGGAGTACATCTGGTCGTTATATCCAACTATTCCGACAATAGAATCTGTATCAGTAACAGTTTTTTGCTGGCCATAAGAAACTCCTCCATATGTAGTAGTGGATGCTGCATATAGTGGTCCAGTATATGTTGAAACCTGAGAGGTTCCACTCTGTACGTGGTCCATCGGCACAAACTTATCACCTGTAGTAGCAGGATGAATAGGTACATCATCAATAAACTCTGCAAAAGTGGGATAGAACGGATTCCCTGGAGTTGCATGACTATCAAAACGTAGTCGAATATCTCGTACAATAAACTTACTTACGGGTCTACGAGATCGAGCATTTTGTAGAGTAGTTAGACCAGAAGAAAGCGTTCTCATATTATCCGCTTACCCCCTTTCATAAATTATTCCTTTGCCCAACAATGTGAGCAATAGGACTAGCATTCCATGTTTCATGTGGAAATCCAGAGCTTGCAGATGAAACGAAGCAATACGCAGAATGAACACCATCTAGTAATTTGTAGTACCGAGTATATTGCTGGGCTTTTTCCGCCTTGGATACCTGTGCGCTAGGATTAGAAAATTCTGTAATAAGAAGCTGCTTTCCTTTAGTGTCCAATCTTTTGTAGTATTCGCCCCCATCGCGACTACGCATACCTCCTGTTCTTGCTGCCACATCATCATCATCGTGTGTCCAATAGCAATGACAGCCAATCCAATCGGAGGCATTTACTGCTGCTTCGGCCTCATGATAAAACTGGTATCCCTCATAGCGCTTATCGAAACTTGGGCCTGGACTGAGACCAGGGAATCCAATTAGCACTTCTGGCATAGCTTCCCGCAGTCTTTGCTCAACTTCTAGAAACCAGTATGCAAATTCCGTGCCATTTCTCCAATTTTTACCCTGTCCCTCTATGGTTAAATTTGGTTCATTATGCACTTCCATATAACGTACGCCACGCTCATAAAAACTGACGGCCTTTGTAAGAACCCGATTTACAAAGCTCTGTGGATCGTGTCCATGAGAATCAAATTTTGCAAATAGCCGTAATAAAATAAACATATCTGGATTAATGGCTCGCAGAATATCTACACTCATAGGGTGCTCATCAGAAAGAAGCTTGAATGCCTCTATTTTTGCACTTTTTATCATATCTTGCTCTGCTGGTAACAATGGATTCCCCCAGCTAGAGTCTGCAGATCCATGAAGTCCAACAAGAGCTGGCTCATTCTTGCCAGAGGGCACATAAGCAATAGGCTTAGGAGAAACCTTCTTAAGTGGATCAAGAAGTTTCCTGTTTTCTATGGTTACACCAGGGTAATATTGAGCATACCACTGATTCATGTCCCCTCCCCAGCGGTCCTCATCAAATATGATTACCCTCCTATTAGGAAGAGCACCTATCCCAGCGTCATCTGCCGAGAAACCTACTGTACCTTTATTTGGCAGTGCCATTTCGAATACCTGCCTAGCTTCTTCCTCAGTTGCACTGGGAGGAATAAGCCAATATGTACGGTCATAATTTACTCTAGGTTCCCCAGATGTATACATATGCACAGGATCCTCTGCACTGTCATCTTTTTCTTCGGAATAAATCATTTGTGCCTCACGTTTGCGTCGTTCTATAAGTGCCGGAACCTCTACTCCACTTGCATTGACATACTTGAGAAGATGTTTTGCTGCCCCTTGAAAATCTCCTCCATTAATTAAAATAAAGACTGAGTCTATTCCTCCTCGTCCTAAGTTATACGTAGCACTAACAAGAGCATCGAACTGTTCTTGATTTACATTCACATCCAGTCTTGCGTGTACTGCCTCTTCGTATGGTACTAATAGATCCAGAAAGGTTTCATCTGCTTTTTTGCGGGTAATGGTATCACCTACTTTTACTGGTATACCATCAATCTTTCCACTACCGTACCCAATGGACCACTGTTGATGATCCCAGTATGCATTAGCAGAAAAGCCCTCCAGGGCACATATCATTTCCTGTCCAGCAATGCTAATACGCATTTTTGTGTCTTTGGGAAGCTTTCTATTAACCATAAAACGATTGATGATCCCTAAATGTTCAAATGTTTCCCATGGAGTCGTAGCTCCAACAACAAAAAGACATGCTCCTAGAAGATAGTTGTCCTTACATATCTCATTATCGTACCATTTTAAAGATTCCCAGTAACGTTGTGCTGTAATTGGTTTTTCTTCGTTCCATGGACCTACGTCTGGCTCTCCATGAACGCCTCTTGTCATACCACATTCTGTTATTAGTGCTGTATGTTGTGGGCCAAACTCTTTACGTATCTCACGCATAATGCGTCGGTATCGAAGAGTTAGCCACATACCTTCCTCGCCCTTCTCTTCTATATTCTGCCGATGCATACTCCACATATCTGGCCAATCATATTCGTGGAAGCCAAGATATGTATAGGACTGAAGTGTTTCTTGGAAATTATTTAGCCAATGCTTTCCAAGCATATTACCAGTTCCAAAATTGCCGGCGACAGCTTCAAGTCCATTGTCCAGCATAATGCTCAGGAACTCTACTTGAAAATGATCGTATGCACGCATATAGTTTGGTGGCTCTGTCTCACCAAACGCCTCGTTGTAGCTTTCCCAGGCGTCTACACCTGCTCCATTATGTAATACGTGTTTAGCGAAGCTCTGTGCGCTTTTTATGGGGTCTTCTCGAAATAGCTGATCCTGGAGGCTAATCACACATCTTCCTACAAGGAGGCTGTTCGGAGAAGCAGCTCTAGCTTCTCGTACGAATCCTGGGTCTGGATCTAGAAACTTGAGCAATTGCGGCTTAACTTTAGCTATAGCTTCTAAAACATCATCACCAGAACGATTGCAGTGAAAGCCGAGTTTAGTCTCCATTAAAATAACGAGGGCGCCACTCTACATTAAGAAAATTATAAGTATAACTAATGTATGGTCTGTAAGAAAAGTTACGACATATCGTGACAATTCTATTGTATGCTTTATAAATAATATTCATCATCGTACAAGTCTCCGCGGCAATACAACAAATAATCTGTTGGCTTGTCGTAAATAAACAGTAATATAAATCCTATAATAGATAAAACCATAAATAGTGCAATATCTTTACTCACTCGGTACGTCTGGCCACACAACATCGTCTACACTTGGGTAATCCTGAGGCATATCCCTTAACTCTTGGCGATAATTAACCCAATTGGTTCTGTCAACTTCATGAATGGGATAATCTGAAAGCATAATCCTATCACTACCTATTAGTAGCGCATCACGCTTTCTGCGTACATCTAGCCAGTCAAAGTCGTCCTGAGCCTCTACTAATCCTGCCTCTAAACTAGCTTTGCTTGGTTTACTGTACTGGTCGTCATGGATAACCAGCTTGCTGTACACTTTATCTTTACTGTCTGACCAACCGAACCATTGCCCCTTGTGGAGCTTTGCTAATACATCTTCAATGTGGTCTGGTCTGCTTGTTAGGTCATCCATTATGTGTCTCCTAATCTGATAAATGTCATACTCGTATAGTTGTATCCACTAGCACCTTTGCAAGTTGCACTATCGTCCTCAGTCTTGACCATGAATTGAACCTTATGGGTAGAAGTGTTTTGAATATCACATACATAGTCTGTAGCAATATTAGCATAGTTCGGTCCATCAGAATTGGTACCGCTTCTGCCATATGTTAGTGTACCGTAAGACGAATTGTCGTTTGTGCCAGATATCTGCGCATCGGTATATGTAGAATGACCAGCATAATAATACGTACATAAAAACATCACGTACCAAAAACCAGTCGCTGGAAATGTAAAGATACCACTACTCTCCGACATACTAGCACCGAGTGTACCAAACGGTCCATCTGAAGGCGCATCCACTTCCTCTAGGTTGCTTGCTATTGGTGCGGCATCGCCATCGAAGTTTGTAGTCAATCGCCATTGGCTGGCATGAGTAATACCACCACCTGATGCTGCTGCTTCAAATGCTGGTTGCGCTCCTGCTCCTGCGGAAGTAAGGACTTCTCCATCATCACCCGTAGCTATTGCTACCGGATTACCACTGGCATCGTAACTAATAATGTTTCCATCTGTACCACTAGCCAGCTTTGCTAAAGTAATCTGGTCATCTGTAATGTCAGCAGTTTCTACAGGTAAAGCTGACCTATTGGGATCTCCACCTATGTATGGCATTACGCTGGCTCCTCTGGGTATACTACATCATCAGCACTATCATAGTCTTGTGGTATATCTCTGAGTGATTGTCTGTACGCTTCCCAATCTGACTTATCCTCTAAAGGATAGTCAGGCATTAGATATGCGTCACTACCTATTAGTAGTTTGTCACGGTCCCTACGCACCTCCATCCAATCAAAATCATCTTGAGCTTGTGCTAATCCTGATTCCAAACTAGCTTTAGTTGGTTTACTATACTGGTCGTCATGGATAATCAGCTTACTGTATATTTTATTACTATCTGACCAGCCGAACCACTGCCCTTTGTGGAGCTTTACTAATACGTCCTCGATGTGGTCTGGTCTACCTGAATCATCCATTATGTGTCTCCTAACTTAAGAAAGTTAAAGTAAGTTATATTCTGCGAAGTATGCCCGTTTGTGCTTGCACTAGTGTCTTGATGTGTAACACTAAATTTAACTTGGACATTACTGGTGTTTGTGACATCCAGTATCTTAGCCGACTGTGCCTGTGCAAAATAATTAGAAGAACCATCCTGACCATGCTTACCATCAGTAGCGGTATCCCAGTTACTACCACCATCTGTCGTGGTTTTTATCATAATGATATGCCACTGCAATCCAGAAGTATAGTAAAACTGACATACTGCTTCTACTAACCAATAGCCAGTAGAAGGAAAAGTGAATACTCCACTGCTTTCGGACATAGCTGAACCCAAACTACCGTTTCCGTAGGTGTCATCTACCTCTAAATTAGAGGCTATTGGATCAGCAGCACCAGCGAAAGAAGTAGTTAATCTCCATGTACTGGCTGCGCCAAGACCTCCACCTGCTCCTGCAATAAGATTGTCAACTGTAACTGCTTTTAGTACACCTGCGTCACTTAATAGAACTTCGTCGCTACCGGCTGGTTGTGCGCCAATGTTAGTGTAAGCAGCTATATCTTTTTGACCGGGAGCATTACCTATATATGGCATTAGTCTTCCTATGTACTTATTGCGTCAACGTAAGATACCCACACGTTGAGACTATCGGCAGTATTACATACTGCTTTCAATACATCACCGCTTTGCAATATTATCTTAGCCCCACCGTCTATTAGTTCTAAGCTAGAACCGTAAGGGATGTTGACATTCTTTATAATATAGCTATCATCTGCACCGCCCGATGCACTTGATGTAATATATACATCTGCCGTGACGGCTGCTGATGCATGAATGTTAGCCAAGCGAATACCGACAATTGCATCATCGCTATTGCTTGTCATGATTGTTCTGGGAGTGGTACCTATGTCTACATCACCTGAACTATCGTATGCTACTGCTCTTTCAAAGTCTTGTGCCATTGTTTACTCCTTTTATAATGCAATTGCCATTGCTACGGCAAAGCCTTCTGAAACTCCTGCCGAGGCCGTCTGGGCATCTACGTATGCCTTAAT